ATAATCATCAACGATACGATGAACGTCGGCAATATCCCAAATATAATAAGAATCAGATTGTTTATTCACCGGTACGGTCGGTGCAATCTGGTCTGCAATCATTCCCATGGGCCGGTATCTCATTGCAACTTGAGATAATGGCCGGTCAATATGAAGGTCTCTTCCTGTACTTCTTCCAGGCATATTATCCCCCTTAAGCTACGTGTGAGCTGCTAAAAGCGTATACCGGATTGTTAAAATTAAACAACCCACGCCCGATTGATCCAGATGTTACAGAAGCCTGACCATTTTTACCAACAATATGATCGCCTGAACCGGCTGCTGTACAATATCCAGAAGTTGTTACGGTTATCTTTGCACCAGCTGATACCGCCCCGCCTGCCTGAAATGGTAATTCTCCAACACAACCAAGATTTCCACTTTCACCGTTCTTGGGTTTGGTCATAAGAATTCCACTTGCCTCAGCGCCATTATTCGCAATCTTACCATCCTGACAAGATACAGCGAAATAAATATGGCTATCAAGGTCTTCTTTTGCTTCGACATTTATGCCGATATGCTCTGAAAATACGGCCATAACTTATGCCTCCTTTCCAATTGCGTAATCATCTGAATAACGGTCTGCAAGATCTTTATCAGCATCAAGAACGGCATCCATTGCAATGGTATAATCTTTTTCGCCTTTTTCAGCCATGAATTTTTTAACCTTTCGGTCAACTTCATCCTGAACGTCGGTGAAATTTTCTTTATCATTTCCTTTATCCTGGGCAGATTGTTTCTTGTCAAGAACCTTTTCAGCCAGTTTAACATAATCCTTAAACTGTGAAAATTCTATAACAACATCGCCGGAGTCAGAAAAGCATACCTCACCAATAAGCGCGTCACGCTGTGCGGGAAGCATTTTACCTTCTTTAACCTGGGCATCGCAGAATGATTTTAAATCACCCTTTGTCTTTTCTTTCAGGTCTTTGAAGGCTTTGGCCTCGGTTTCTTTTTGCTTTGCTTTCAGCTTTTTATTTTCTGCCTTTAAGCCTGCATTCTCTTCAGATACAGTATTAAGCTTATCAGAAAAAGCATCAAGTTTCGCTTGGATTTCTTTATCCATTTCAACATTTCCTTTTTTTGATTTGTTATTATCTGTCTGATTAGATATGCTAAAAACCATAAGCTTTCCAAACGTTCCGTTCTCGGTGTTTTGGGTTAAGTAGGCTTGCAAGTCTTCCAGATCTTTAACGGCTGGTGTTTCAGCGCCGAGAAATGCCAGTGCTGAAAATACCTTACCGTATTCCTTTCCATCGTATTTATAATCAAAGAAGACCTCGCACGACACACGCCGGTAAAGCTTCTTTTTGATGGCGTTCATTAAAATTTCAGGGATATCATCGGCATAAGCCATCAGTTTGCGGCCAACAACTTTTAAATCCGATATCCAACCAAGTGCTGGATCACCAACTTTATCGGCTGAGTGTCCAAGCTTGATCGGCGGCTTGATGACTTCTTTTAATTTGGCAAAATTCCCGGCCATTGCCTTCAGATCATCAATAGTGAATTTGATACCGTTCCAAGTTCCCGCGCTCATTACTTCGATTTGGAGTGTCATACAATTATTTTCCTTTGTTCAATGTGGTCTATTGTATGGTGACAACTATCACATAATTTAAAGGGGGTTGTTTCAATTTCAGGTACGTTATCAAATACATTACCCATAACACCGGTCCCAAATGCGTCTATGCAGCATCGTGTTATATCACCGTTGCTCATAACCATTACTTGACCATTACCAATCCATGGGCATGGATAAGGCTTTGGATAATTAGGCTCAAACCAATCAACCTGGCCAGCCCAATTATTTGGAGCCACAACAGCGTCGAAGGAAACACGGCATGTAATACCTATCTTCTCGAATATCCTGATTGTTTTTACCGTGGCCCTTGAATCATGCCCGGTTATATCGATTGAATCAATGCCGGCTTCCTTGAGAGAGCGCGCCAAACCTTCAGACATTAAAAGCCCGTTTGTATTAAGATGCAGTTTAATTCTTAACGGTAAATTATCATGAGCATATTCAACAAATTTCACAAGTCCAGGGTGTAAAGTTGGTTCGCCAATACCAAAGAGATTTAGCTCTTTTTGTGTGCCTTGCTCTGCAAAGTATCTAACCCATTTTATAGATTCTTTGAATACATCTGAATTCATGAAACCTGTTTCACGGTGTTGGCTTTGAAGCCTGGCCGGGCAGTATGGGCAACTAAGATTGCAAATAGAGCTTAATTCTATGCTATTTATTGTTTGAATCTTCATGCAAAGCCTTTCAGGGGTTTAGTGGTTGAGGGTATATTGTCTTGAGTTCCATTCCAATCGTCAACAACTGTAACAGGAACCAGTATCGATCTGCAATGGAAATGATTTGGCGGTGTAAATGAACCCCAGTCTTTTCTTATTCTGCCATCAAGGGTCTCGCAAATTTCTGAGGTACGATCGTCAAGAATGGCCGAATATTCATAAGCCTGAATGAAGCCTTTAAACTCTGGTCTACCAAATAGTGACTGTCTCGACTGGTTCACGGCGTCTGATATGTTCGTTCTTGCAATATTTTCGAGCCTGGCCGGGATATTAACAGCTCGTCCGGCCGCATCGACTTCTGGAAGGAGTGCGACAAGATCAGTATCGGTTTCTAAGGCAAGCATGATATCTTTAAGAGTTTTATCAAACTTTATCCCATTCTCAAGAACTTGATTGACTGCTTTTAAAACATCGTTATTGATAACATCCGTCACCTTGATAGATTTGGATGCAAGAAACCTGTCGGCCTGGGTCCGGTCCATACCAACAACCTGATCGGCGTTTATTTTCTTTGGTAGTTCTGCTGCCGCACGATTATAGTTTTCATTGAATGAAGACTTAAGATTTTTTCTGATGGCCTTCCTGGTTCTCGTTAGGATAGCTTTTGGAATTGCAATGTTTTCGAATTCTCTTGGATCAATATTCCCGAAGGAACGTTGCCCGGCAATTTTGCGAATCTGGTTTTCAATAGATAACCTGGCAAGCGCAAGCTGTTTAGATAAATCAGATACAAATAGGCTTTCCGATTCATCCATATTTTTATTAATGGCATTATGATCAACCCTGCGCATCCATTCACCCCTTGTGGATGCGGCAAAGGAAAATTCATCCATTGGGCCGTCTGAATCAATTGGGTTTTCTTCTTCTGGAATCTCTTCTTCTTCAGATTTTTTCGGATATCCAAGAAGGTTTCTTGTGTGGGCTTCATCCTGATCGCTATTGGTAACGGAACCTTTCTGAACCAATTCAGACCATGTTTTGGCAAGCTCAACCTTTTGGGCTTCGGTCATTGGGTCAAATTGAAACTTAGGGAAATTATTTGTTCCAAAATTCCACAAAGCCAATTCAGAAAACAACTGTTCGTTTAAAGCTTCTGCAAGGCTTAAGCATATATCATTAATGATCCATAAAAATACATCAAATTGAGTCTGAGATTGAGAATAACTGCCGGTTTGTCCTTGCTCTGATAGACCGAGAAGGTTTGGAACCAGCATTGATTTAGCAATTGATTTATCGTGCTGTGCTACTGCTTTTTCGTATGCGTCTGTCCTCTCCGGAGAATGGACTTTAAGATCGTAACCCTTTGGAAGATAAATCCCTGTTTTGATACTTAGATTCTTTACAATTGAAATAAGTTTATTTTTTATCGTATCATCAACTTTAGACTTTTCACCAGGGCGAACGGTTGTAAAACCAGAACCATGTCTTTCAAGATGAATATTTTGAAATCTTATGGCTATATCCTTTGACCACCACGCGCGATAAGCCGTTCTTAAATCACTTTCACCATAATACCTGTCTTTCTCTGGCTGATTAACCCAATGAATAACCTTTTCCTGTGGTATCGGTGTGGCATTACTGAAACCTATTTCTTGATTGATCGATTCCAGGGAACCATATTTATCAACTTCAAAAGTGAACGTGTCCCAAGATTTTAATTTTATATCATCGATACCCCAGTACGGCGATCCTTCGAATTCAATATTTTCATAGACTTTCTCACAAATAGAAAAACCGTTCTCCATGGCCGACATGATGAATTTTAATTTCTCGGTAAAACTTCCGGTCATTTCATCGATTGCAGTATGAAAGAAATCAGCAATTCTCTGTTGCTCTTCATCATCGGTTGAAACATCGAAAGAATAACCACGGGCAACAACTGCGGATTTTTTGAAGTTCAATACAGCCTTAACCTGCTCATCGGTCATCATCCGGCTGTATACTTGATTTCCCTTGTTAATGCGCAATTGGTCAGGGTCGTAATGAGTGAATGATCTATCGCTATAAAGAATGGAATTAAAACCAGTGATAAGCTCTTGACCTTCTTGCTTAGGCTCTTTTTTTTCTTGTTTTTGAAACAGTCCTTTAAACATTCCAGTCAGCCCCCGCCGCTTCTGAAGCCCCGGCTTCTATTATGTCATCATCATATTGAATCATGTTATCTTCATTAGCATATCGTGTTGCATCTATAAAGTCATTAAATCGATCAACGGGTTTATTTAATACGTTTCCGTGTCTGTCTTTTATCCAGTGATATTGCTTAAAATTATTAATCGTATTCTGACAGCTTTTATCGATTACTATTCTTAATCGTCTTAACCACTGTATGCCATGCATTATAGAATCAGGTCCTTTCCTGGCTCCAATGGCATTTAATCCGTATGTGCATAATTCATCGATACTCTTAGGTTCTGCGCTATCACAAACAACAGTATCGTCTTTAACCAGGGGTTTAATATCATCTGCAATAACCTCGTTCGTAATGCCTTTATTCGCGTATTCTTTCCAGATATACAAAGTCTTTGAAGCTTTATGGAGATACGATTTAACATAAGCCGTCGGATCATTTGAGTAACCAAAATCAAGCCCATGATTGAAGGTATCAAACATATATGCTTTATCTTTGAGGTCTGCAATTTCCCAGTTATCAAAGATCATATCACCCAGAACACCCCAATTACCGAGCGTATAAACTTCATAGAAATATGAATCGGTTTCGTCCTCAAGTAGCTTGATATCCTGGTCTGTAAGGAATTGATTATCTTTATACGTGGTCTTTAATATGAGAAGATCATCAGTATCAAGTAGATTGTCTGAATCATTCCAAGTTGTGAAATAATTTTCACAAATCCAGTGTGTTTTAAGGATCGGGTTGAATAGAAATGTGATTCTCTTTACAACATCGCTAAGGCCTCTAAGCCGTTTTTTAAGCTGCCTGAAATCAGATTCAATAATCTCCGTTGCCTCTTCAATCAACAGGTCGGTTAATACACCATTGGGAACGGTAATTGATTTACTTTTTTCAACATCGTCCAGACCTCTAAATAGGGCAACAGATCCGGAATGACACTTAATCATCAGGTTTGACTTATCTCTGGAATAAGAAAAGAAGCTTTCAACACCCCATTCTTTAATTACCTTTTCAATTTCGAGCCAGATTGATCCCATGATTGTTCCGGCTGTGTTTCTGATCACCAGGTAATTACGCTGGCCACCCATAAGGTCACTAACAACACGCTGTGCATGGAATTTTGATTTACCGGATGATGCACCGCCGAAAAATATCTGTGTTGGTCTTTGGTCGTTGAGGTATGGCAGATAAGCTTTATTAAAAAGCTTCGGGTTTAGAGTGACTTTATATTTTTTTTTTGCGTCATAACAGAGTGAATTTGTGAGAATAAAGATTAATAGAATTAAAAATAATAACAGGCGCTTCATTTATCACCGCCTATTACAACGTCAATAGTAACACCTTCGCCTGGATTGATTTCGTGGTTGATATTCTCTTTTATCTTACCTTCAACACGGTCCATCCATTCTTGTGCTGCTGCTCTGTCTGGGGGATAATGCTTGATATATGGAACATACATAGGTTCGACAGTTTCTGTAACATTTCCGGCTTTATCCGTGGTTACAACCTTCTTCTTTAAAATCTTAACAGCATCATGGCTGTAACCTGTAGCACGTTTATACATGGCATGTCTGATATTTGCTTTATGCCTTGTGCAACGTGCCTCACGATTTGCAAAAGCCTTGACTTCTATTTCTGTGATTGTGTCGGGAGTGAGTGTGTTATAGATTGCGTTATCTTTGACATATCCCAAGATTTCGGTTGAATATTTGAAACGACCTGGCCAATCTTTATCCGGGTCTGATAGATACTCTAAGAGCTTGATATAGTTCTTTAACCCTGTAGGGGTAAGGTTTAAATCCCCGTATTCTCCCTGATCGCTCATGAAAGCCTCAAATTAATAAGTTTCGTAATTATATACCAAGATTTCAATAAATTGCAAGCATTTTTATATAAGCCAATAAAAAAAGGACCAAAATCACACTATGTGAAAGGCCCTTTTTAAAATTATTGGAAACTAATTCAAGTAACAAAACATTGAAACAATATCTTGATTTTTATTGCTTGTCAAACTTTTTGATTTCTTTTTCTAATATGCTATTCCATAACGATGATTTATCTAAATTACCCCTTAATACATTCCTCGAGACCCATCCAACACCAATTAAAAATCCAGCGTAAAATACTACAGCAAATAATAAAATTGCTGTAATTACTAATATTTTTTCCATTAGGCGCCACGCCAGAATAGGCACCAGATAACGTAAGTGCCGCCAGATATAAACCCGACAGCAACACCAGCTATAAAAAATGCAGCATAAATCATAGAACCCCCTTTTATTTAATTATTTCTTTTATAAACAACATTCATTAAAATCTTTATCTGTTTTTGCCTCTGGGTGCATTTTGTACCACTTATTATGCCCCTTAAACCAATTTTTCATGATTCACCTTTTTATATTGTTCTTTTTCTCAGCCCCTGGCACCGACCAGGACAGTTATTATGTTATAAGGGTTCGTTACCCATTAATACTTTTCTCAATCTGCCATAATCTCTAATACGTGCCTCAATTTCCTGGATTGTCTCTTGTGTATCAGAATCTGGCTCCCCGAACTCTGGCGTTATAGCTTCAAGTAGGGCTTTTTGATCTCTCATGGCATCGTAAGCCATCATGCCAATAATTTGCTTGCGAGTACCGGCTTCATATTTTTTAGGCATAATTCCCCCATGAAAGAGTTTACATCAATAAGGCACCCGAATAACATCAAAACACTTCTCCATATATCCAGGATAAAGGCAGGAAATAGCTGCAATCAAGAATATTGAAAAGAAAAGCATTAATGCTATTACGATAGCGCCGGCTAATATTTGTTTAACTATTTTCATTTTTATATTTCCCCTCAACAATCTTCAACCAAACACCAGCCCCTTCCTTATCCACACGATACCATTCACCATCAATACGCATAGGTACCGGTATAAAATGGCTCATATCATCGTCTTTGATGTATCCATGTGCGGTCAGAAGATCAGCTATGATCTGCACCGCGTTATGGAAATCAAATTTCCTTTTCGAATCCCGAACAAAGAAGAATTTCACGATTACCGGGTATTTAACATCTTTGAAATAATCACCTACCGCTTTTTTGAATAGGTTTGGTTTTGTGGCGTAAAACTCAACTCCTTTTGCTGAATAGCTTTTCACCCCGATATTTTGGAGATATTTTTTTACAGCATCAGAATGAACCAGTGTCGTGTAATTTCTACCGGGTAGTGTTACCGGTTTCTTTGAGTTTTTGGATGAAGGTACATTTCCTTTTATAAAAATCATTTTATTTCCTGTTTGTTTAATAATGATCACCGGCTCGCCCGGTGTATTATTTTATTGGCGGGCGCGTGACCCGCTTTCGGTTAAATTTGCTCGTCTCGTTTTCCATCCCTTTGTTGCCCTCTTACATCGTTCCTTATACGGGACATTTACATTTCTGAGCGAACATATTCTCTTGATAAGACAACCACATGATTTAGTGTGCTTAACTTTGATTCTCCATGCAGCAGCTTTAAAAACTTTTCCACAAAAACACTGGATATCCAAGGCCCATGCTATTTTCTCCGGCCAAATCCAAAACCGATAGAGACAAACGGAATGCAGATAGCAATCTCAAAAGCAAAAAATTCAGACCTACACCAAATCCCAATCCCGATATGGTTCTCAAGTTGGATATATATTCTTTTTATTT